CTCACCAAGTGAATCTTCAATGGCTTCTTGTATTTGTTCTGCTTGGCTTCTCGTATCGCAGATAATGTCAACTTGCATCCTAGATGCGTATTGTTTTACCTGACAGTTGTTGACGGTTGGCCTTGCTATGGTGTTGACGATGGTCAACACAACAAAAGGTAAATCGTCATCTTGTGGTGGATTGTCTGCAAATATTCTACCACTCGCCAAAGTGTTTACTGACGAGTCGGCTTTAAGTCTTGCAATGACTTGTGGTATGGGTCTTGTCATCAGCCACCTACTTCCGAAGGATCAATCTTCCATTTCATCAATGCCTTCTTCATGGCTGACTGCTGCTGAACAATAGTGCTTCTTCCTGCTGGGCCTAAGAATGGTCTTGGTCTTAACGCTCGCTTTGCTGGCTGACCCCACCATTTGTGATTTGGCGCACCAGTGCTTGCACCAGCAAGTGGCTCATGTGTATGAGCAAAGTTCTTTCCTCTCGGCCCTTTCTCGTATCGTGGCCCAACAATCTGGCTTGCCACAATACCGCCCTGCTTCCTGCTAATATTCTTCTTGATGATGCCGCCGGGATCAGCCAATGATCTGTTATTGGCTCCACGCTTTTCTAGTATCTTTTTTGACCAAGCACCTTTTCCGACATTAACCATTTTGCCGTTACGGAAAACACCCCTTGTCTTTGTCTTCCTTGACATTCCAAGTGTTTCGCCGCCACCTTTTTTTACATTCTCAACAGCTTGTTTTCTAACAATCGTCGCAGCATATCCAACGGCTGTCGGGCAAACTTTCTTGAGTAGCTCATCGCTAAGTTTGGATAAGTCAACACCAAGATCTGTTGCAAGAAGGGATGTCTGCTGTGCTTCACGCTTCTGTGCAGACTCAAACTGCTTCGTCTTTGTGACTAACTGTGTCTTGAAACTCATTTGGTACTCCTGAGTTCAATCCTTACAGTAAATCCGTCACCTGAAACATCCCTGACTGCCGTGATTCCGTATGTCTTTCCGTCAATAATACAGCGGTGTTTCGAGTCGATTTCAGCATCGTCAATTTGTGGCTTGTCGCCTACGGCTACTTTCTCTGTTGTCGATTTGGTCATCATCCCGTCGATGATCTCGCCGCCAGATACATCAATCAGTTCACATGGCCAATCTGTTACAACAGATGTCCAAGCCTCTGATGTGTAATTAACGTGACCATACTCATCGACGGTCGTTGGCGGCCCTTGGATTGTGGCAAGGTAATTCCTGTGGCCAACCCTTTTTCGATTGAATCCTGTGACCTTTGGCATTAGGGGTACGAACTCCTGATCAATTTCTTGACTAGGTTCTCGTAGGTTCGGCCATCATTCGTGTTGACGCCATTCTCTTGAGCAGGATCATAGTAGTATCGACCAACCTCAACGAGAATTGCTTGCTTATAAAGCCTTGGCAAGCAGTCGGCACTTGTTACTCCGCAGGTGAAGTTGACAAACACTGTGTCTCGTTCGCTGGGAGTCAGTAGTGTCTCTGGCCAACCGTCATCGTCGTTAAGGCAAGTAACCGCATTTCGGCCACTGTCAAGAGAATACTGGTCGACTGATAATGTTTGCTCTGCACCGTCTTCATCCAAGTAGGTGATCGAACTTATGGCAGTAGCACTTCCCATGTTCAACAGAATGGCTTTTCCCTCTTCTGGGAAACCATATTGACTCTGTTGCCACGTTGCCTGAACAAGACACCGCTCGATGTCTCGCTCAAGCTGTTCTGTAGCAGACTCAATCAGCCTTGTTATCAGATCGTTTTGTGCTGACCCGCTTACCCTTAGATGCGCCTTTGCCTCGTCCAGCGTCACCGCTAGGAACTGAGGACTTGACGTTCTTTTTAGAGTCCACTTCATCAGCTACGATCTCGATTGCTTTACAGTCTAATAGAGTCTTGATAATCCCTTCCCTAAGAGAAGAATCATCAATCACACGACCCGCCTCAAATCCGAGGCGAGTCTTTACAAAGATGTACCTACTCATTACGAGGTAATCGTGATCTTGGAAATTACCGAAGGATTAGCAACGATCTGCGATACCCGCTCTGTCGCGACAACACCGATTTGATCGTTCTCGGCGTATAGCTCGCTCAGGGTCTTGAAGTTCAAGGCACGACGATCCCCGAAGTAGCAACCAAGTCGAAGGTCACCAAAGACTGCAAGCAGATCGCCAGGTGTGCTTGCGGATGCACCGGGAAGAACATTCACAAAGTTGACCGGATAACCAAGAAGGGTAGGACGCTGTCCTTCTTCCAGTTCTCTCATGCTGTTACTTCCGGCAGCATTTAACAAGTCGCGAATGGGGCCATGGAACAGAGTGGAGTTGATGTACCACTCGTTTCTAGCACCAACAATTGGATTGCCAACACCGACACTGCAAGCAGTGAGGTCGGTGAGTGCAAGAGCCGATGGGGATGCAACATTCGTGTCATCAATCAAAGTGTTACCCTTGATAGCGGATGCTGGAGCCAAGATGCCTCCAGTTACGCCGTTGAAAAGGTTCTCATCTTCAGCAATGGAGATGCTGTAAGCAATCGACTCAACAACAGTGTCCATCATGCTGACAACGCTGTCTTCTGTGATCTCGCTAGACATCTTGACCAACGCTGCGAGCTTCTGTGCAACGAGCTGCACGGAGCCGAAGGAAAGATCGGATTCCGTAATTGCTCCCGCCTCTCCGGGGTAATATACGGCAGCATGAGCAGTTACCTTTGGAACAGTCCAAGTGTCTGCCGACATGACGACCCGCTGACATGCTTGTCGAGCAACGCCAGACGATTCCAAGAGGTTAATTAAAGCATTGGAGAGCGGATCAGGTACAGTAAACCCACCGTCAGCATCGACGCCAATCGACTGTGCAGCAAAAAACTCTTTTGCTTTTCGGTTCCCGCCAAGAGAGGCCAGGTACATGCCGGAGGTAAACGCATCTTCAGCGGAGGCAAAGTGCTTAACTCGCTGGTTTTTAACACGGGCTGGGATCACTTGTTTGTCTTCCTTGACTGAGTCTTCAATTTGAGCAGGCTCTACAATCGAGCTTGTTTCTGGAATTGCTTTAGCTGCTTTTGCAGCATCAAGCTTGTCTTGAACCGCCTGAAGAGACATCCTTTTCTCCTCAAGCGACTTAAACTCGGCGTCGAGTTCGTTGACCAACTCAATCTGGTTTTGATCGAGTTCGTTTTCCTGCGATAAATCGCTTAGTGCCTGCAACTCGTCAGCAATTGATTCGAGTCGGGCGTTGATCTCATGAATCTGTTTCATAGCTTCCCTTCTTGATTAAGTCCCGACTCCTTCGGGAACAACCTAATTTTACAGCGTCAGTTTTTCAGCTTTATCCGGCGCAGTGAACATTTGGCACGCAAAGCGGCGTGAAAAGCAGGATTGCACACCGCAATGATCTTCTGAGGTTCTGCGGCAGCCTTAGCACTCTTGGATTTGACCTCAACGATTTCGTCGATAAATCCAGCAGCTAGTGCAGTTTCAGCGTCCATCCAAGTCTCGGCATCCATCAACGCCAGCATCTCAGACTCCGGTTTGCCAGTCTTTTCCGAGTAGCTTGCTGCAATGTCTTTGTCGAGAAGATCCATGACATCAGCCATGCTTCGGAAATCTTGACAATTTCCAACGGCAGCAGTCCAGCACCTATGAACCATGAACTTGCCAGTCGAGTTCATCTTGACCTCATCAGCAGCCACAGCAATCACAGTAGCAATCGAGGCCGCGAGTGCGTCGATATGAACAGTCACCTTGCCGTCATGACTCGCAATTGCATTGAAGATGCTAAGGCCATCTGTAACGCTTCCGCCCTCACTATTGAGGTAGATCGTTACATCTTGTCCAGCATGTTCTGCAAGCACATCTCGGAAATCGTCGGCTGAGATGCCGTTCTCGTAATCACCGATGAATCCTCTCATCGTGATCTCTTTCTTTTCTGGGTTACTCTCCAGCTTCATCTTCTTCATCCTCCGGTTCAGGTTCTTCAGTTTCTTGTTCAACAGCAGGCTCAGTAGCCTCTGATATGTCCAACGCAATCTGATGAGGCAACTTGTCTCCGTCCTCGACAGGAACAAAACCGTGCATTGCTCGGATCTCGTTGATTGTCAGGACTCCATGCTGCTGCATCTTCATCGTGTAATCAGCAAGAGAGTTCGGGTCTCCTTTGAGCAAAGGAGTCGTATCGAACTCGACCTCAAGTGGTCTTGCTGGGCTAATGAGCTTTTTGCTGACCTCTTCTTCCCATTTGCAAAGCCAACGCTGCAAGCAGTTGTTGATGTAGGCTGTATTGCGTTCTGATATACTTCGGTAAGTCTGTCCGGTGTTGTCACCGATGATTGACTCAAGCCCGAATAGCAAAGCAATCTCCTCACGCTGGAAAGCACGCTGTTCAAGGAACTGTGCATCAGATGCTGAGACAGGGAGTGTGTTAGCCTTCATCCCGTCTCGAAGAAGACCTGCTCGACCACTATTGGTGACACCTTCATGCTTCTTGTTGAAGTTGTCGAGGAACTCCTGAGCATCCTTAGCACTTCGGAACATCCCTACAGGTGCTTCGAGCAATAATCCGGGACGCCCAGAGTTAGCAAGTGTCACTGCTGCTGCCTCTTGGCCACCTTGCGCAAGACCAAAAACATCCTTGGCGATCTCCACAACGTGCATCCCCCACACGCCATTGAGTGATGTGTTCATGATGTGCAAGACATCACGATCAGGGATCTTGTAGTATTCGCCTTGAAGTAGCTTGAGTGGCAAAGTGTTCTGTGTTGTGCCTTCATGGGCTGTCACCAGATGCCACTTTTCGCCATCGACAAGCATTGTCTGACAGTTCTCAGGAAGAATTGGAATCAACTCGACCGGAGTCCCAAGATTGTTTCTTGCGATATAGCATCGACCATTGCCACTGATCAACGCATGAACCATCATGATTTCACGCAGTGTGAAAGCAGTCATGGCCTGATTGGGAGAAACATTCAGCAGCCTGTAGGCTGGGTTTTGATTCTTCAATTCACGGTTGCCATCGGGCATAAGCTCGAAGACATTAAATGGAAGCTGACTTACATGGCCGCTGATCTTGTTGACTGCATAGATAACAGCAGCAAGACCTAATGCAGTCTTTGTGTTGACTTTGATACCGGTTCTCGACTTCTCCCCGTTGAAGAACTCGACAAGCCAGCTTGCTGGATTTTTCTGGTTCGTAAACGCCCAGAACGATTTACTCTGTTTCATTTCTTCCTCTAAGTGATAAACACATTCCCATCCCCGCGACCGGGAGCAACCATCGCTCGTCGGTACGCCATAAGCATGGCGACAAGTGGATCAATCTTTGATGATGAATTTGCTTTGTCGAGCATCCACCTATCCTGCCTGTCTCTGACTGCTACTGCATTTGTCAGACACCATCTCAAGAGTGGATTCCCGTCATGTCTGAACCGACCATCTGCCATTGATTGGCGGAAGTCGGAAATTGGTTCATTGAAGTGAGCAGTCGTCTGGGCCATCGTTGCAATGACGACTCCCTGTTGACTTACCTGCTCACCAAACTGTTGTGCTTGGTATGGATCAATCGCAGCGTCAATGCAAAAGTTGTCCCAGTAAGCATTGACGAAATCGTGCTGCAAGTCGGTGATGGGTGACTCTGTGACCTTAATCAATCCATTTGCAATCCAATCGCAAAATGGAATGGCTGTTAGGTCTCGTTTTGAGTTTCGTGCTATGTAGCTGAATGTCTTAGTTTCATAGCGGTAAATCGGTGTATCGTCTGACTTGTATTCTCCGGTTCGGAATCGAGCTACCAACGCATAAGCAGCAAGATCATCACGGCCAC